CAAAGTGACTTAGGAAACACTAGTGGAGGTCTAGAGAAATGTATGGATACGCTTGAACTAGTTGAGGGCGTTGCTGTTTGTGAGCTAGACTATTCTGACATTATTAGAAGCGACGTTGTTGCTAGGATTTTGAAGACTTTACATGCATCTGGGGAAGCCTAAAAAAGTTCTCGTATTAAATTCTGATTACATGCCTCTTGGAATTATTGGCTGGAAAAGAGCAATTTGTTTGCATTTTGTTGGCCAAGAAATACCCGAAGAAGGCGTTTCTGTGGTAGAATATTATAGCGGAGTCACAATCACTGCTGGTGGCGGGACAGAATATCCTTTGCCTGCAGTGGTTGCGTCGAATAGATATATAAACAGATCTAAATTTCCGCCATCGTTTACTAAAAGAAATATAATATTAAGAGATCAACTCACTTGTCAATACTGTGGAACAGAATTAAAAAAATCTGAAGCCACTATTGACCATGTATTGCCAAGAGCGCAGTGGAAACTGTATCCAGAGAAAAGAAAGAACAATCAAACACCAACCCATTGGGAAAATGTAGTTGCTTGTTGTTTCGACTGCAATCATAAAAAAGGAAGCAAGACCCCAAAACAGGCAAGAATGAGTTTAATTAATGAGCCGATAATACCTAACGGTAATAGGTTTGTCGCCGGACTATCTCCATACGAGAAAGTTCCCGAGGTTTGGAAACCATATCTCAAAGCAAGTGTTTTTGAAAAATTATTAGATAGGATGTAGTATGCCGGAATACAGTTATGCCTGTGACAATTGCGATCATAAGTGGTCTATATTTTGTCACATGTCAGAATATAAGAGTAGGAAAAAGTGTCCAAGCTGCGGCAAGATAAAAAGTGTCCACAGAGACTATGAAGAAGATGAAGT